TTCATCGCGCGCCAGCCAGTTTCCGCATCAGGAAAATACGCAAAGCGCGGCTTGGCATGTGTCTCGATGCGCTCTGCACCGTGGCTGCGCGCAAAGTCGCCCCAAGAAAGATTCCCGGGATTATTGTTGCGTGTCGCACGGTTCTTGGCTGGTCCGAATCCTTCTCTGCGCGCCATCGCTTCCAGCAGCGTCACTAAACTTTGAGCCAGAGCGCAAGCGTCAGTGATGCCGCTCCCAGCCAGCCAAGGTCCAATCGTCCGTAACTCACGCCCAGCCCTTTGGCAAGAAACAACAGGAAAGCCAGCACGAGAAAGATCAACTGAATGGGCGCCTGCATCGTTACCTCGGCTGCAAGGCAGATGACAGCACTTGCAGCGTTCCCGAAGTGATCGCCATCAGACTGCGAATGGCTGCGCGGATGTCCTCGTTATCAACTCCGCTGCCGATGTACTCTGCCGCCAGTGCTTGAATCTCGAAACTTTGCGCTTTGTAAGTGTCAGTGGCTGAACGTGCTTTGGCTACTAGTGGTGATGCAGGTGTGCTCATTGTTTTCCTCCGAGTACTATAGCTGCCTGCGGTGCTACAGCCATTGTGTCATTCTCCTAGTTCTTCAAACTGCGCCAGTGCGACGCAGCGGCAATTGACATCATGTCCAGGATGGCCCGTTTCTTCCGGCGGGTCATCCCAACTGAAAATCTGTCCATCGTTGTCGGCATGCGTTGGACGTACGCGCTCGTCGCCCGCCGTCTGCCACTGATACGAAGTGATACCGACGCTGGTTTGCCTTTCCTGCATAAATGCGCCGTTCATCTTGCCCGTCTGATCGCGTGCAATCAAATCGGCACGGCTTTTCGTGATGCCAGCGTCATACGCAATGGTTTCGTTGATGGTGTCGGCTAGCACTTCCCAACGCTTGGCGTTGACGATGTTGTCGTAAATATCGTCCGCAAGCCGCGCGAAGTATTCCCTCGGAATCGATTTGATAAGGTCGACGTTGTTGGCAATCTGCATGCGCATTGCCGCATCGACACTGGTGCGCGCGTTATGCATCGCATAGCGCGGACGACGAATTGCCATTACGGTATAACTCCCGTATCCACAATCACCATGTCGCTATCAGTTGCTTTCACCATGCGCTGCAATCCGTCCAGGACTTCGTGTATGCCAGCGTCAGTGACGCGCGGCAACAGCTTCGCCAACTCGTCAAGCAATTCCGGCAATTCGTTGCTGAAGCCTTCATCCGCCAGCCGCTGCAAAACAGGCAGCCCTGCCTGCGCGCGAATAAACCGCGTAGTGTCCTGCCAGCCGCCACCTGATGCCAGTTGCCCCAAGCATTCGTGATTGGCTGCCATTAAATCGAGCGTCATTTCAACAGTGCCTTGATGTCGTGAAAGCCGTTTTTCAGCGGCGTGCGGTTGGTGATAACAAGATTGCCTAACTTTTCCGCAAAGTAAACCTTTGGCTGCGCCGTAACAGGATTCTCGCCACGCGCGTAGTGTGGACGATAATCCACAATCACCGTCACCGCCGTCAGATTGTGCTCGCTGGCAAACTCGCGCTTCCTCGCCAGCGGCTCTTTACGCATCCTGATTTCGTCGCTTGGCGTGTCAATGATGGTTTTGACTTCAATGCCATGCCTGCCAACGACGACATCAAAAGGCGAATTGTCGGCTGTTTTTACCGTGCCTACGGCTGCCGCTACGCGGTCCTCCATCGTGTCTGCTATGTGCTGCCGTTCTTTTGTGGATTCAACATAGCTGGCTTTCGCGCGACGCTGGATGTCGTTAAGCGGCTTTGCGCCACGCGCATGTGCAGGCGCAGTTGCCGTTGCCGTGCCACCACCACCACCTTCGCCGCTGGTGAATTCACCACCTTCAGGACTACCCGCAGGCACGCGCGGATGCTCCGACTCTTCAAATCCCGCATCCACGCCAGGAATGCGTACGCGGCGCAAAATCGTGCCGTGCTCGACTGGTGGTGTCGGAAACTGCAACGTCAATCCAGTCTGCCGTTGTACCTGCGTGATGAATCTTCGGTCAACGTCTGAAAGATTCATCGAGGCGGCTGCCGTGGCAATAACTTCAGGCGCTGTCGCTGGCTTGTAATTAGTTGCTGCCTGCATAATCAGATTCTTTGCCGTCAGCGCAATGTGATGCTGCATGTTTTGGTTGTCGGCTTGGATTGCTGCCTTCAGATAGCTGCGTAGCTTTGGCTCGATGTGATTCCGTGCATCGTTGACGATGGCGCGCAGCCGTGCTCGATACCATTGCTCGTTACGTCTCGATGCCGAGATTCCGCGTGGGGAAACCGCGCGTGTGCGCATTGACGGTTACTCGATTCGGTATTGCCTGGATACTGCGCTGCGCGCCTTGCGGCAGCACGCCAGGACTAGGCACGTCCGGTTGTGGCGCTTCGCCGACTTCCGGTTCGGTCGGCGCAGGGACAGGCATTGGCTGGTTGAAGGCTTCAATCAATTCCACATCATCGCGCGTCAGCGTGCTGTATACGTTGTCTTCCAGCAACTGTCGCGTCACCATCTCCGGCTCCAGCGTGCCATTCTTCACGTAGTAGTCATCACGCTGTGCGTTTCGCAAGCTGATTTGAGCCTGCATATCTTCATCGATTTGCCACAACGACTCGAAATCAAACGAATACTCCACGGGCAGGAAACCAAGCGCGCTTCGCACCAACACTTGGTCAAGGTAATCGAGCTGAGGACGAAGATCGTTTTCCTGCTTCGTGGAAATAGAATCGTAGTACTGTCGGGTGTCGTAATCACCTGTAGCACGCAGCCCTGCAGGGCTTTGTCCATATAGGACGGTGTGAGGTATTTCAGCGGCTCCGCACATTTCATCCTGGAATCGTTCGAACAACTGATCGTAGCCACCCAGTGATGCGGCGATTCGGTCAAACTTTTCATCGGCGTCCTTGACGGCGGCGCGATACACGGATTTTAAATCGCTGAAAAATTGAATGCGGTTGCGAATGGCTTGCATGCCGTTGCCGCTCATGGCAATCATGCCGCGCATGTTGGGCAGCGAGATGACGTCGAGCGAACCTTGCTGCATAGCCAGCAATGATGCACGCTGCGCGGATTCCAAGCCAGCTACGACTTGCAGCACGTGATTCAGCGTGCTGTCATTCCAGCGGCTGTTTTGCTGCCACAGATTTAGCGGCAGCTCTTCGCCATCGAAGCGAATGACACGGCTGTTGTGCCATTGCTGTTGAGAGCCGAGTATCTGATAAAACTGCGGCATGCCAAACTGCGGATTCGACAAGTCGTAAACATAGTCCGTGGCGCTGTTGTCTACATTCCAGCGGTCCAACACCAGCAGCCATTTCAAGTCGCCCTGATTAATAGTCTCGAAATCCAGCGGCTCGCGCGTGTCCGCTTCGTCGCCGATGCCAAGAAACATCAAGCTGCCGCCGTACAGCCGCGCCCACTTCAGTGCGCTGTTGACGCGCTTCTTAACCTGCAAGCTGCGCTCCACGTCTTCCAGCGTTTTCACCATTAAGCCGTCTTCGTCGTCGGCGATGGTGAAGCGTCTCCACTCGCGCGTCATGTCGTTGGGCGGCAGGTTGACGATGCGCTTGGCAATCCAACTGCTGCGATAAGCGTTCTCCAATTCCCACTTACTGAATATGCGCGGAAAATTGTAGAAAGTCTGTGATGTCTGATCACGATTCGTGCCCAGCCCGGTGTACAGGTTGGTGATGCCGCCACCAAGTGCAGGCGGAAATGCGCCGCAGCACGGATCACCACCAGCCGCAGGCGGCGCTTCGTCCTTAGCAAACAACCGCGTAAACCAATTCACTTGTTATTTTTGCCGATTTTTCGCGTGCTGTCGTAGTAGTAAATGACGACGATGGCAATAATGATGCCCACGGCAATCGCGATAAGCGCGACGCTTTGGTCGGACATCTCATTTCTTGCGCGCGCGCTGGACATCGTGCGCCAGCACATTTTTCGATGCGACTTTGTACATGCGATCACGCTGTCGGCTGGCGCACCGCTTCGCGCCAGCCACTTCGCCGTGCAAGTGCGGACACGTCCAGACTGGCGTGGCATCTTGATTCAGGATGACGCCTTTGTGCCGCGTTGGATTTTTCATTTAGTTAGGACGCTTTTCCTCTGCATCTTTCGGCGGGACAGGCGGCTTCCAATTCAGATGACTCCACCTGCCATCCGGCCAAGGACGAAACCTTGCGCCTTGCCGGATGATGCTTTGATCGACTAC